GCGATACTCGACGCGCAGTTGTTCGGTCATTGGAATGCAAAAACCCGCCACAGGGGCGGGTCATCAAAGGGTGGTAACTCGATTCAGGTGGTAACCAGGGTGGTAACTGGTAACCTCAATTTGCGGTCAGACGGTAGCGAAATGCCGGGCTCGCGCCTCCCGCATGGGCTTTTGGACAGGAAGGACCCGTCGAATTTCTGACCGGAAGCGATGTAGGCATCACACCCACACCGCTCGCCAGATCATAGCTGTCATGCTATCCAATTTTCGGGGTTGATGTTGCAGGGCCAAAAACCGCTGATTACCGCTGCCTGACTCTGTGGCACGCTCACGCACGCCAAATCACTTCAAAACACTACCGTGTGATGCGTCTGCTCATTGAGTCGTTCGGCAACGATCTGCAGTGCACGTTGCCACCGCCGCCAAGCGGTCGTGCGCTCGCAGCCGAAGCGGCGACAGATGAACTTCCATTCGTAGTGCTTGGCGCGCATCCAGATCAGATGACGCTGTTCGACTTCGAGCCACTGCACCCAACGCATCGTCTCCAGCATTTTCTCGATGGCCTGGGGTGATGGTGGCAAGGGGCGATAGACATGCTCTTCGTCTGGGTAGGCTTCCCAAGCATCCCTGGCAAATGCCGGCCACACGTTGAAGTAGCCTTGGACGGTGACCCTGGGCAGTCGCCGACTGGTTTCAGCCGCTTCAGCAAAGCGTTCTGCCACGATCTCGATTGTCCACTCAAGCACGGCGCTTCTCCCCATACAGGCGCTCGCCCAGTTGCCGGACGAACTCACGTTCCATGAAATCCAACCGATCATCGTTTTCAGCGATAACCAGGATGTGTTGATCGCGCCAACCCTGACGTTTGATGTCCTCGGGTTCTTCCCGCGAAGTGCTGCGCCCGAGTGGGCAGCGGTAAGGAGGAATGGGGATCTTCACCTCACACCTCCTGTGTCTCGATAGCCCAGTGGAGCAGTGCCAGGGCATCGGCTTCGTTGTCGTCTTTGGGATCGTGACCACGGGACTGGGCGGCGATGATCATCTCGTCCTTGCCGGCATTGCCTTTGCCAGTCGCGTGCTTCTTTATCGTGCCGACCGGAACGCCCTGGTACGGGATCTGGTGGTGCTCGCACCATGCAGTAAGCGTGGCCAGGAAACCACCATAGGCATGAGCGGCATCGACACCGACGTGGCGTCGCACCTCCTCGAAGTAAACGGCATCGATTTCGCCAGATTGCTTGATCTCCGTGAGCCACCGCTTGAAGCGCAGATAGCGCATGCCTCCTCCCTCGAAGCGCTGAGGCCGAAAGGTCTCCGTGTCACTGATGATCTGGCCGTCCTTGAGGCGGACAGCCCAGCCTGTGTTGGTACCCAAATCAAGGGCCAGGATCGTCGTGTTCATGTGTTCAGTCCTTTCTTGCTCTCGGCCTGACGCAGCCGACACGGTTTGTCGAAACATTCCATGAGGCGCGCACGTGCACGCGTGTGGCGAGTTACGTGAAACAGCGTCGGCTGCGTCAGACAGATGGTTTTTCATGAGCGTCATTTGTCGGCATAGGGGGTGTAAGCAGGCGCGGGCGGGTTCTTGAGGCCGATGCCCTGAAATCCCCGCACGCCCATGCTGTTGCGCCATTTCTCGATGCCGCGTGTGATGAGCAGATCGGAAAAGCGCCGCTGCGAGCCGATGAATTCGCCTGCTGCCTCTGCCCACTGTTTCCAGTCGTTGAACAGTTCGGCGGTCAGCGACTTGGCATTGGGCTCGCGCACACAGCACTCCTCCAGCCAACGCCCCAGTGCATCCTCGGCTTCGAAATATTCCTCGGTTGCCTCGACCACTCGCTGGGGAGGATCAAGCCGTCCCAGACGCTGCCAGTCGAGGCAGCCCTGCACAGCCCAGGCCAAGATGCCGTCGCGCTCGGCCAGCAGTTTTTGCTGCAGATGCTTGTCGCGACGCTCGGGCGGCACGGTGATCGTGAACGGGATCAGGTGCAGGCGCCGCTTCATCGCTTCGTCGATGTTGCGAATCGCCGGCTTGTGGTTGCCCGCCACGAACAACTTGAACTGGGGGAAAAACTCGAAGAAGTCCTGGCGCATGAAACGCGCCGAAATCTTGTCGCCCCCGGTCAGGTTCTTGACCTTCGATTCCGCCCACCGACGTCCCTGTTCGGTTTCGATGGCTGCAACGAAGCGTGCGCCGCGTAGTCCGGCCATATCGGTCGGATGCCGGTCGGTGCGCGTCTCCATGAAGGTATCCATCGGCGCGTTGGTCGCGTAGTCGCCCAGGATGGTGGCCAATGTGTTCACGAACACCGACTTGCCGTTTGCCCCCGTGCCGTACAGAAAGAACAGCGCATGCTCTCGCGTCGATCCGGTGAGCGCGTAGCCGACCATGCGCTGCAGATAACTCTGCAACTCCGTGTCGCCACCCGTAACCTCGTCGAGGAACTGACGCCAGATCGGGCAGTCGCCCCCAGGCGTGGCCGTAGTGATTTTGGTCATCCGGTCAGCACGATCATGCGGGCGCTGGCGACCGGTTTTCAGATCGACGACACCACCTGGGGTATTGAGCAGCCATGGATCGGCATCCCATTCCTCAGTGGTGGCAGCATGCCTGCGGTCCGCACGCGACAGCCGCTCAACGCCACCGACCGTACTGGCACTGGCCAGCTTGGCGGCCACCTTGGGATTTTCCGCACGCACGGCGGCATGCCGGCAAACGCTACGGATCAGATCGGTGGCGGCCAGCGTGTCCTCGGTACGCCAGCGATTGCCATCCCATACCAGCCAGCGACCCCAGGTTGAAACGTAGCGCCAGTCGCGGTGATAACGCCGGGTGAAGGCCAGAGCCAATGCATCCTCTGTGCCCCACACCGATTCGTCGCTGCTCGCTACCGGCTCGGCATCCACGGTGATGTCGTGCATCTGCAGGCGCGGGCCATGGGCAAGGAAGGCGGCGACATCAAATCCCTCTGAGATGGCATCCGCTGCATCCCATCCCTCAGCCGCCTCCTCGGGCGGGTACAGGATGAAGCAGGACTTGGCCCCCGCCGAGAGAATGGCTTGTGCCGCCTGCGTTGCGTATTCCCAGCCCGGCTTGTCGCGGTCAGGCCAGATCAGCACCGACTTGCCGGCCAGTGGCAGCCAGTCGGTTTTGTCGACCGGGGCGTTCGCACCGTGCATCGCCGTGGTCGCCACGATGCCGACCTCGATCAAGGCCTGCGCGCATTTCTCGCCCTCAACCAATACCACCAGACTGGCCAGGGCCACTCCGGGCTGGTTATAGAGAGGGCGCGGCTCGGGTGGAGCCATCTTGCGCCGCTTGGCATCCCACGGACGGAATTCCTTCTTCCGACCAGGTGGGTCGTAGCGGTAGACAACTGCAATCAGTTTGCCAGCCGCATCGAGGTAGTCCCATTTTGCGGTTGCCGGCCCGAGTTCATCGACCGGCGCCTCCTTCTAGGTCTTGCGGGATGGGACCGGGGGCGACTGACCGAGCAGATCAGCAGCATGCTGTAGCACACGCGGGAAATCCGTCTGCGCGTCAGCACCCAGATGGGCTGCGATCAGATCGAAGATGTCACCACCATCACCGGTCGCCCGATCCGTCCATAGCCCGGCCTTGTCGCCATCGAGAACAACTTCGAGGCTATCGCCTGGGCTGCCAAGCACGTCGCCGATGAGGAATTTACCCTTGCGCTTCTTTCCTTCCGGGAATAGCGTGGCCAGTACGGATTCCAGTCGGCCGACGAGATCCGTCCGTAACGACTCACGTGTCGCCCCGCTCTCAGATGGCAACTCAACCGGGGCATCGTTGAAATCAAGCATTCGCCGCGCCTCCCTGTGCCAACATCCACGTTTCCAACTCGTGCAATTTGAAGCGGACGAGCTTTCCGACCCGGTAATGCGGTATGCCCAGTCGTGCTCGTTCCTTGGGATGCGTGAGCAGGTACATCGGCAAATTCAGGCAATGGGCAGCCTCGCTTGCATCGACCAAGCGCTCGCCAAATACATCGCTGATGGATGATGGGTTCATGGTGTATTTCTCCAGCACCGGTCCTGCCATGCGCACATCCGGCACTCAAAATGGGTGGGGTCATGAAAGGCACGTGGAAGCAATTCGCCGGCTTCAGTCGCCGAGATCACGTTCAGTGCCCGATCGGACATGCGCTGGGCCAGGGCTGCGTCGAAGGGCACCAACTCGGTGTAGATATCCATGGTGTCGGCATTGACCGCCGTGAAGATGGCCGGCTGCTCATGCAACTCGAGGTAGGCTTGATAGATCGCCACCTGCGTGGCATAGACCGGCTTGGCCACCGCCAACCCACTCTTTTCGAGATCGCGCCAGGACTTCGAGCCCAGACACTTGTTCTCCCAGAGCGCGGGATAGGAAAAGCCCTCGGGACCGCCGACGATGACGCCGTCGATATGTCCTTGCAGACGTCCACCAGCCGCCGAGAAACCAAACTGATCACCATTGGCCTTACGAGTGCGCAGATCGAACCCTGCCGCCCGTAGCCAGTCGACCATGCAATCCTCCATGACATGGCCGCGCCTGAAGATGCGTAGCAAGCGTCCATCGTGGTCACGACCATGGTCGACTGGCGCCTTGGCAAACTCATACTGCAACGCCCGCGCACAGGACACGCCGAGACGAGATGCCCCGAGGTAGTCACGCGGCACCTCTTCGGAACGCAGGCGCTGCATGCCGAGATCGACCAATGCCGTGATCTGACCGGACAGGCTTGAAGAGGAGTTGAAGTCCATCATCGCTTCGCCCCCTTCCCGTCTTCCCATGGCAAGTCGTCCTCCAGATCGGCGAAGGGGTTGGCCATCGGATCCGGTGTCGGTGCCATGCCACGTACCGGTGGGAACTTGGTCTCTTGGTGGTGCTCGACCATCGCATCGGTGTAACAGGTGACAATGGCGTCGATCACGCGCAGTGCCTCGGCTTCGCTGTAGTCGCCGAGCGGTTTGGCAAACCCAATCTCACCGGCGGCTTCGCCGAAGGATTTGAGGCACATGCGCATAGCGGCCAGTTCGACGTCAGAGGGATCGATCATGGCGACCTCCTTGATGCGCTTGCCGCCATCCTTCACGCGCAGCCAGTTGCCATACAAGGCGTGAAACACATCCTGACAGCGGCGTGAGCAGAACACCCAGTCGATCGGGTAGCGCCGTGGATCGCCGATGCGATGCCGGTTGTCGGAGTGGCCGAATCCCCGCGCCTGGCGTTGGCATACCCAGCATTTGCCGCTCATACATGGCAACCTCCGGCCGGCTTGCCCGGGCGAGCGCGAACCGCGTGGTCCGTGCAGTAGGCATCGAGTTCGACATAGTCATCGCGAATCGGGGTCGATCCGATACGCACGCCACTGGGATGGCGGCAGCGCGCAATGCGCAGGCCGCCAATATCACTGGCGCTTGACGGATCGAGATGGCGACAATTGCCGCAACGTTTCCCGTTCATGCCCATCCCCTTTACTGTGCCCAGGCCGGTTTGCCCGAAACAGAGGCGCTTGGTGTCGGGGCGGATGGTGTCGTCGGGCGAGCAACGTTAGGCGCGGCCATCGGGGCGGGAGTGCTTCCGACGGCCCGTGCGTACTCGGGCTGATCGGGCTCGACAGCGATCTTCACTACGTTGCGCAGTTCGCCACGACCATCCTTCTCGACATCGATGCGTGCGACGAACTCAATGCCGTCCAGTTCGTGGAACCCCTGGATGCGGCGTGCAGCCGCCGCTTGCGGTGAGTTGTCCTTGGGATTGATATTGCGGGCGCTGTTGAGTGCAGCGCGAACGAACGTCCTGCCCATGTTGCCCCACGCAGGTCCCTTCGCGCTGTGCAGGCCGATGTTCGACCACATCTTGCGGCGGGCGAACTCACCCTCAAGGATCACGAATTCGCAGGCCAGGTAGATGCTACCCGTGTCGAAGCTCTGCGTTGCATATCCCCCCGTCCATCCCTGTGCGGCATCATCGTAGCCACCCGGCTTGATGGTCATGCGCACACGGGCGACAGTGCCCTTGGGAATGAGGTCGAAGGATTGTTGTTGTTCGGCGTCGTTGAAATCGTTCCAGGCAGACATGATTACTCCTTGGTAATTTGGGATTGGGTTGCGGTGGCGCACTTCTCGATGAGCGCGCGCAAGTCGGGGGGCTCCAGCAAGTCAAGCTGGCCAGAGCGATCCTTGGCGGGATAGCCATAGGGATTCAGGGTGTGGGTGACAAAGGCACGATAGGAAGCGCCGTCCTCGGCTTTGATCTCGGCCAGGGTCACCACCTCATCCACGATGCCGGGGAGCTCGGCCGAGGTTTTTGCACCCTCGATCTGCGGGACGAACACCTTGCGATTGAAGTCGTCGAGGCGTTCATCGAGGATGGCCACGAACACCACGTGCTTGCCTCGGGCATGCTGTAGGTGCATCAATGAGCCGAGCATCTCGGTGCCGAGCAACCCATAGGCGCCACGCGTGTCGGGTTTGCCCGTGCGCTCGGACATTGCCTGCGGCTGAGTCTTGGCCCAGATCAGGGCCAGCCGGGCCAGCACGGTGATGCTGTCGACGAAATAGCAGTCGTATTTCGCCAACTGCGCCGGATCACCATAACGCTCACAGACATGCTGATAGTGCGCATCCGAGTACGGCGCCTCGGCGGGCAATGCCGGGTTCGGGCCTGCCAGAAACACCACCAGATCACGGAACTCCGGCCAGGTCGTCGGGCGCACACAGTCCCCTCGCCAATCCTTGACCGCGAGATCACCGGCTTCCAGATCGACGAACAAGGTTGTGTCTTCGGGAAGCGTCTTGAGTTGGGTGGTCTTGCCGATGCCACTCTTGCCGAGCAGCACCAGCTTGACGCCCTTCTTCTCGCGCAGTCGCTGGTCAGCGGTAATGATGGGAAGAGCCATCACGCCACCTCCTTCAACTGCTCGGCAACCGCCGGATTCCAGAGGATCTGGTAGCCGCTATGGCCATTGCGCGAGAACGGCAAGGCTTCAGCCCAGGATTCGCCCGCCTCGGTCAGTTCCCATTCATCGCGATCATTGCGGAACTGAAGACCGTAGTTGGCCAGACGCTGGTTGGTTGCCTTGGCGGAGATGCCGATCAACTTGCCAAGCTGGGTCGCATTGAGGGAACAGATTGGTTCGTTGGCCACGGGCAGTGCGCGACGCATCGTTTCGACAGTCAGCCCGGTGTTCTCCTGAATGCATGTCAACGTCGCTGCCATGGCAATCCCGGCCTTAACCCCCGGCACCTTGGCAACGGCCTCGCCGATCAACAACAGGGCCGTGACACGATCCTGCGTCGGCGCGGGCAAAGCGGCCAGGGCCGGAGCCGGGTAGCTCCCGGTCTTGCGAATGATCGGCAAGACCTCGCTAGTCACCCAGCGCTTGAACCTCTTCGCGGCCACCTTGGTGCTGCCGAGAATCAGTGCGTAAAGGCCAGACTCATTGACGTGGTTGGCGCGCTGGGTCCGCCCAAGGCTATCGATGACCTCGCGTTTTGCGAGGTCATCGGCATCGACGTGCTTGGAAACAGCATCGGAGGGATTCGCTAATTCCAGGGCAGCACAGACGTCATTGGCGTTGAACCATGGCTGGCCAGCATCATCGATCTGTACCCGGAGGGCGTGCGACTCGAACTGAAACGGAGTAAGCATGGTCATGATCACTCCTTCCAGTCGATCGCAGACAGACGATCCGAGCCGATCGCACCGACCTTGCGGGCATTGACATAGAGATCGTCCAGCGCGCAGCGGCGACGACTGGCAAGGGACTGCTCCTCAGCGGCGAACTGGATGGCGAAGGCCAGTTCATCGAGGGTCGCGGTGTGGGTCGGGATGACCACTTCATGCCCGTCCTGATCCCGGTAGCGGATCTGCTCCGGCAGGTTTTCGGCGAAGAGTGAGCTGACGTGTTTGCGCAGCGTGGAGGTATTGATGGTATTCATGCGTTACTCCTCAGAAGCGAGGTCAATGGCGTAGATGGCCTTGCCGGGTTTGACGGTGCGGGCAGCCTCGAACTGCTCGCGCAGTGACGTCGGCCAGTTGTTGAAGCGGGATTCAGGGACGCTGAACTCGACGTCGAGGTAGTCCTCGATGCGATCGCCAGAGGCGGCGATGCGCTTGGCAATCTCAGCCAATTGCTTCTGGTCCCAACTGACGCGTTTCGGTTTGTCGATCGACACGCTGAGCAGGCCATCACTGAAGCGAACCGTGCCGAAGTCCTTGCCGGTTTCCGCACGCGCAGCGCGTTCCAGTTCTTCGAATCGCTGCTGCATGGCGGTATGCACCTTGGCCTGCTCCTTCTTGAGCCAGTCCGCCAATTGCACGAGATTGCGTTGAACTTCGACGAGGTGTGCCGGTGGCAGCGCCTGCAATTGCGACACCGACATTGCGGTGAGCTGATCGGGGAAAATGATGAGATCGTTCATCGCTGCCCCTTTCACCGCGCCACGCGTTCAGAGGTCGAGTCGTGCAGCGCGCTATATTCGAAGTCGATGACGGCCTCGAGGGGATAGCTGACACGCTTCGACAGCTTGAGATAGCGGGGGCCGCGACCTTCGCTGCGCCAACGCTGTAGGGTCTTGGGGCTGACACCCCAGCGCTGCGCGAGCTCGTTTTCGTTCAAGACCCGCCGGTCGCCCGGAGCCAGGCTGTTGATCGCCGGGTGGGGCGATTGAGGGGTGTTACTGACTGGTGTCGGCATGTAAGCCTCCTATGACGTTGTTGAGGAATTGCAGGCCTCATTTCAGTCGTCGGGTGGCGAACATAAGAGGGACCGAATGGCGAACCACGACGGAACTTCTGGTTCGCCAATGCCGGGCCGTAGACGCAAAAACGGCGAGCACATGGCTCGCCGTCAGGGTCAGAATTTCGGGGTTGGACGGTTAATGCGCGAACCCCAGCGCCTTGCGCTGCTCTTGCCAGTCACGAGGCAGTTGGTCGCGACGGCCGCGTAGCGTATGGAGATTCAGATCACGGGGCTGGCGCCCCTCGAGAACCGACTCGATGATGTCCGGCGCCAACGTGGTCAGGCGCAAGACTTCTGCCACCCACCCAGGCTCGAGCTTCAATGACCGAGCCAAATCGTTCGCCGTTGGATAGCGCCCCTCATCGAGCAGACGCTGCCAGTAGAAGGCCTTGCCCAACATCTTGATCATTGGCAGATCATGCCCTCCGTTGCCCTGGCCTGGGCCGTCGCCAGGAGGCGGAATCATCACTTTCCGGTTCTGCTTACGCCGGATGGTCAGCGGCACCAGCGTCACACGCTGATGACCGGTGGTGTAGTCGCGAGCATCGCCACCGATATCGATTCGGACGCTACGCAGACGGGGATTGTTCGCTTTCATCGCAGGTTTGATGGTCGTTCTCATGCGAATGCCTCCTCCCTGGATTCCTTCATCTCCTCGACCAGAGGGTGCTGCGCAATGTCCGCCCCCAGCCCAATCCACCCGTCCTCGCGCCAAAGGATGTCCAGTCCTTGCCCGTGTACTTGGATGCGCTCTATCAGTAATTGAGTGATACGTTGCTGCTCAAGCGGAAAGAGCTGTTCCCACACCGCGCCGATTCGTTGCATCGCGATCAGCACATGCCCTTCGTCGAGATCCGCGCCAGCGGGATGTTTCTGGCAGGCACGCCACGTGGCGACGAGCATCTCCGGTGAGCGGAGCGCCAGGTGGATTTGTTCAAGGACTGCGGCCTCGATCTCGGCGGCAGGTAGGGCACCGATATCTTCGGTACCGGGCAGCAATGTGGCACCGGCGTTGCGCCGCTTGTGCAAGTATGGGACATAGTAGCGATAGAGTCGGCCGTTTTTCTTCTTTGTGAAGTGATGAATCATGCGCTGCCCATCGGGCGCAAAAAGCAGACCTGCCAGCAGTGCCGGGTGCTCCGTGCGTTGCTCACGTGGCCCCTGCTTCCGCCGGTCGATAAAGGCGTGCGCGGCATTCCAAAGCTCCTGAGGAACGATGGCCTCGTGCTGCCCCGGAAAACTCTGCCCCTTGTGGACCATCTCGCCAAGGTAGATGCGGTTGCGCAGCATGGCGAACAGATATTGCTGATCGATGGGGCGCCCCGGGCGATGCTGTCCGCCCTGGGTAACCCACGACTTGGTGGTGTGACCTTCGATGGCCAGTTCACGAACCAGTTGCGCCGCCGATCCATGCTCGGCATAGCGGCGGAAGATGCCACGTACCAAATTCGCTTCGGAGGCATTGACCACCAACTTTCGCTCCACGACGTCGTAGCCCAAGGGGGGCATGCCGCCCATCCACATCCCCTTGGCTTTGCTGGCGGCAATCTTGTCGCGAATACGCTCGCCAGTGACCTCTCTCTCAAACTGAGCAAAGGACAGCAAGATGTTCAGCGTCAGCCGCCCCATGGATGTGGTTGTGTTGAACTGCTGGGTGACCGAAACGAAGGACACGCCGTTGCGATCGAACACGTCCACCAGCTTGGCAAAATCTGACAGGCTGCGCGTGAGACGATCAATTTTGTAGACCACCACGATATCGACTCCACCAGCTTCGATGTCCGCCATGAGCCGCTTGAGACCGGGGCGATCCAAATTTCCTCCCGAGTAGCCGCCGTCGTCGTAACCATCGCCCACAGCTACCCAGCCTTCGTGGCGCTGGCTGGCGACGAATGCCAGGCCGGCGTCCCGTTGCGCTTCGAGACTGTTGTACTCTTGGTCCAGTCCTTCATCCGTGGATTTGCGCGTATAGATGGCGCATCGCTTCTTCGGAACGATCGGTTGCGAAGAAGCGGGCATGGAGCGCATGGTTCTCATACGACCTCCTTCTTGTTGCGCGACTTGAGTCCGAAGAACAGAGGACCCGACCATGGACTGCCCGTGATCACCCGGGCAATGGCGCTCAAGCTGGTGAATCGCTGTCCTCGATATTCGAAGTCGCGAACACCGCGCACCAATACATGGTGGTCGATGTCATCGTAGGTCCGCGTCAGTATGGTGCCGGGCAGAAGGCGATCGGCATCGCGTTGCAGATTCTTCGGCAGCACGCCAGTCTCGCCGATGCTTTCCAGTTTGCGCCGTACCGAAACCTTGAGGCCACCGTAGGCACGTTCCTGAAGTTTGTAGGCAAGGCGACTCTCCAGCCACGTGCGGTGGTGATGATTCGGCCGCTGGTCGAAATGCTCATCCCACAGTGCCCAGAGGCTGTCCATCGGTAACAGAGGCAGCTGAGCGATTCGGGCCGATATGGTTGCGGTGTCGGGCAGGGGTGCGTGTGTCGTCATGGGCGAGCTCCTTCTTGCTGATCGGGGTTCGCATTCACGCGCTGTTGGCTGGAGAAGCCAAGACAAACCGACTCTCTGTGGCCTGAATGGTTCTGATCTCCTGATCGTGAATTTCTAGAGCGCAGGCGCAGCAGTGCTGCGGACAGCAAATCGGCAATTTCTGCGTGCGCGTGCCGAGGCGCCAAATTACTCGGGGTGATGGAGGTGTGTTCGATGTCGTTCATGTTGGGAAGCGTTCCATAAGAAAACGCTGCTCATGCTATGAACGAAGGCACCTCCGGGTAACGTGTTTTAGCGGAGTTATGCGGAGCCCTG